TGCTTCAGGACTTGCGCGTAATACGGGAGGCCTTCGCCGCTCGCTTCGTGGTAGTCGATAAGGCGGACTTCTCCGCTACGAGTCGATTGAGAGAACCAGATAGACGTGCTATCTCCGACTCCCAAGTCCCAATCGGTATCGACGGGCAGGATGGGGTCAACCGGGGTGCGACCAATGCGGCCAGCGACACGGGCGGCATCGAGTTCCGCAGCGAAGATAGCACCCTTGATGCTTGCCTCGAATGAGCACTCATACTCTTGCGCGTATTCATCGGCCGTCATGTCCTTTCGCGCCGCCGCCAACTCTTCAACCGGGATGATGCCTGTCACACTGGCCTTATGCTCAGAAAAGCCCCACGTATCATCACGCTGGGCCTGCTGAGAGACATCATAAAACTGGTTTTTGCCGGCCGGCGTGCCCAAAAAGACCGCCGCGCCTTGACGATCCGACAGGGCCGGGCGTATCACTTCGCTGAACACCTTCGGCGCCTGCAGCCCATACTCATCCAGCACCACAAGGTCAAAATACAGACCCCGGAGGCTATCGGGATTGTCTGAGCCATAGATACGCACCTGCCCGCCGTTGGGGAAGTCGCAGCGTAATTCTGACTGATTAAACATCACCCCTGGCACCGGGCGAGCGAACTCCTGCAGGTAATCCCAGACAACTTGTTTACCCATCGTGAACGTGGGCGCAATATACGCACAGCGAGGATTGGGGCGCGAACACGTCAGGGCACCCTTAATGAGATGGTTCACGGCCGCGACAGATTTTCCCATTCTTCTGTGCGCCACACAGACGCTAAACCGATGGGCTTCCCATGACTTATGGAGCAGCCGCTGCACCTCACGAGGCTTATACGGAATCGTGATGACGGGCATAGCGGACACGTCGTTGCGCCGCATCGCAGGGGCGACAGACGGCATAGACGCCATAACGGTTGGAACGGTCGCGATTAAAGGACGTGAGCGGCTTCGCCTGCCGGCACTTGCCACAAATCCGGTCAGTATTGGGATTCCCACCAGCGCGGAGAATAGCCATCCGCCGATGAAGCAATCGGTGATACGCCTCATCTGGGCAAATCACGAGCGGCGCATCGGCTCGCTTGGACCCATCAGCGTGATGCACGACAGCATCAACGGGGAGCGATCTCCCTAACGCACGCTCCGCTCGTAGTCGATGCACCTGAATCCGGCGACCACCGTCCTGCTTCGCGGCTTCGGCATAGCCCTTTGTCGGCCACAGCCGACGATAGTGCCCACGCACGAATCGCCGGTAATCGCCTGCGTGATATTCACCCTCGCGCTGCTTCACGCGGGTTGTGAAGGCACCACAGCCACACTCGCACTGCTTTACTCCTGCCATTTGACGATCAGTGGGCCACCATCGGCCCCGGTCACTTGCAGGGATTCGGCGGCTTTGCCTTCCGTGCGGTCCAGCACGTCTTTGGCGGCGCCTAGCTGCACGGTCGGAAACTCCTCCCGATGCAGCAGGTTGTGCAGGGTTTGGATGGCCAATGGCTGCAGGTTCATGAGGCGTTCTCGAGCCGCCATCTTGACCTGGGGCGCTGACCCGCCATGCATCCGGCAGACGAATCCGCCGGCAATTGCAGGATTATTGCAGGGTTTTTGTGATCGTTTGCTCTTGGCTGAGCACCGCTGCGCCCCTGGGGCGAGCAAAGCCTTTTGCAAAGGGTGCTCAGTTTGCACAGGTTCGTGCACCTTCACGGGTCCACGAGGGGCATGCTTAGACACGCGGCACCGAAGTATACACCTGAGTCATGCGGGGCTGTTGTGCCTGATGATGGTGAACGTCAATTCAGTAATCCGCTCGTCCTTCTCATCGAGCTGCTTGGTCAGCATCTCCAGGCTGCGACGGAGTAAGGCGTTCTCCTCTAGGAGTTTAGCGCGTTCTGCTTTCGCTTCTTCCATGATGTCCAGGCCACGCTTGAGTAGCACGCCGAGATTGTCTCGCTCCTGCTGGAGACGGGAGACGTCGGCCTCCAACTTCTCAGCGCGTTCATGATCCAGATCCGCGCCAATCATCCAGTTCGTTCCGTTGTGCTCAGACTTAGCGAGCGCCTCGCGGAGACGGGAGACTTCGGCGCGTAACCGCGTCAGTTCCGGTTGCCAATCTACTGCGAGGAGGCGTGTGGGGGTGTCGTCAGGGGCGACGGGCGGCTTAGTCATGGCTCAACCTGCACTTGAGACTTGAGCAGTGTGATGGTGTTCTGAAACGCCAACTCCAACAGGCCCGGTGAAAGATGCAGCGGGTAGACACTGCCGCTACGAGCCATGCCGGACATCACGCAATCTGCGATGAAGTCGAGCACGTCGATGAGGTTCACGTCGGCAGGGATGCCATCTGGGGCGGTGAGGTGATGGCGGTTCAACGGCCGGTGGCGGTCCCACCACGCCGTCGCCTTAAATCCCGTCACAAAATCCGCGTGGAAACTGTCGATGTCGGTGATCTTGTCGGTATCGTGTGCAAGCATCGCTTCAGCGATCTTTCGGCTGAAGAACTGATGGGCCTCTCGGATGTCCCGAATGTGCTGGCGAGAGCTTTCCAGCAGAGTCTCCTTCGATACGTTGGCAAAATCACACGTTCGTGTGTCGGCGGTCGGACTCGGCTTAATAGTAATCAATGCGCTACTCCTTTGCGGCGGGGTGTCGTCAGGGGGGCGGGACTCAGACATCAGCTACCTCTTATCTCGTTCTAGTTCGCGGCCTATAAACCACCCCACAGCGACACCAAGGCCGTAGGCGAAGAATGTCAGCGCATTGACAAGCCCGGGGCTCATGGGTCGGTCCTCTCAGTGCCCGCCCGCTGCTTTAAGGTGCGTTCCACTGCATAAATTACCAGCGTCTTCGCAAATCCGATGATGGCCGCATTCTGGTCAGCATCGAACGCGGTTGGCTCCTCCGCGACTTCGCGCAGCATTGAGCAGGTGATGATGAGCGCGTCAATTAAGTCAGCGTCAGATTGAATGTGCATGTCCCTAAGACGCGGCGCGTGTAGGTTGCTGACAGTGCGGCTCATGGCTGCTCCTTGGGGCCGTCGGCCTGCGCGAGGGCGGCGGTCTCTTCAACGACCGCATGCGGACGCCGATAGCCAGGATCGAACAGAATAAACAGGCGATCGTGCGGACCGCCGCGTTCGGCCACCACGACCCCCACCCGATTCGATGGATCCTTCAGCACACGCGGCGGCGAGGGATGGGCACGACGGTAGGATTCACAGAACGTGCAGACACAGGCCGCCTCGCCCCACCAGTGCGTGCTGCCGATCTCCGTGCCGGTCGTGAGGCACGTCACGCCTCCTCCTGTGCCGCCGTCAGCGCGGCCGTGATCGCCTCACGGATAGCCGAATCCCCACTCACAAACCGTGCAAGCACCAGAGCATCGATCAGCGCGGGCAGCGCCACGAAGGCGCGGGCATCGGCTTCCGAATCGAATCCGCACCAGTTGCCTGCGTGCCATACCTCCCATCGCTGAGATATGTCGTTAAACGTTGGGGCGGTGAGCGGGGCGGGGGTCCTCGGCATCACAACCTCTTTGAAGACGGATATTTAGCCGCGCGTTGAACCCCTGCGACTATCCCATCGTCAGGATCTACCGCGTTTGTTGACGGGGGTTGTTCCAGCCCCCCGCGATCCGTGCGGACGCCAGCAGGGATCGGTTCAGCCTCATCAAACAACGTGCGCGAATCGTTCAGCGCATCCTTCTCAGCCTGTTGGAGATTCCGCACCGCGCACTCGTAGTAACTGGGCTTGAGTTCACAGCCGACAAACGTGCGCCCCATCTCCAGCGCCACCACGCCTTCAGAGGCAATGCCCATAAACGGCGAGAGCACCAGATCGCCGGGATTGCTCCACAGCTGCACCCCACGGCGAATCACATCGAGCTGCAAGGGGCAGATGTGCCGCTCATCGTCATTCTCTCTGGCGCTACGGAATTGCAGCGTGTCGGACGGATTGATATCCATCCAGACCGGCGAGGCATACCGCTGCCAGATGTTGATGCTGTTCCGCGTCCGGTCCACGCCCATCGCCGGGCCATCCGTGCCCACGAATTTATCTAGGGCGCCAACCACGCGTTCGGGATTCTCCCCAGGCTTGCGCATCGTCACGAGGTAATCTGGGATGCCCTGACGGCTCATCGCCGAGTCTTTGACGACCTGCTTATGCAGCAACCCAATGGCCTTCGTGCGCTGCATCGCCGTGACCGGATCCTTCCAGATGCACACCTCTGAATGAAAAATAAACCCTTCCGATTCGAATTGTCGAATGAGATCCCCGCGGAAGTCCCGCACGCCGATAAACCCGTCGCGCTGCTTCGACCGCGGCAGGTTCATGCAGTGAATACTCACGAGTCGTCCCGGCATCAGCACCCGATACAACTGCTTCACCAAGAACTGAAAGTGAACATCAAACTCCTCGTCAGTCTTGCAGTTCCCCATATCCCGGTCGCTGTTGGAATACGTATACAGCGAGGCAAACGGCGGGCTGAAGATACTGTAGTGGATACTGTCGCTGTCCACTTGCGCCAGTGAATCCACGCAATCCCCGAGCAGCGCCGTCCAGCCGTCGCCGGTCTCGATCTTCGTGACGTGCGCGGCCACTTGCCGCTGGACTTGTTGCAGTTGGACGAGGGTCTGTGCCCGCATAATCTCCACCATCTGTTCCGCCATGCGCGTGGCGTCGGCTTCCTTGCGCCGCGTGTTCTCGATGACCGCGCCTTCGGCCCAGTCATAGATGATATGGGCCTCAACAGGTTGCGTCTGGCCGAAGCGCCAGCACCGCCGAATGGCTTGATAGAACTGCTCGTAACTGTGCGACAACCCGACAAAGAGCACGCGATGGCAGTTCTGGAAGTTCATCCCGAAGCCGCAGATCGAGGCTTTCGAGACCAGCACCCGCACCGCGCCGGCCTGAAAGTCGAGCATCGCCTTCTCTTTATGCGCGTCACTGTCGGCCCCGCAGACCTCGACCGCCCCGCGAATGCCGGCCGCGAGCGCCGCGGATTCGTCGTTCAGATGGCACCAGACCAGCACTTGCTCATCCGTCGCATTCGCCAGCCGGATCGCTTCGTGAACCCGGAACGCCAAGGACGCCCGCTGCACTTGCCGTTGGTCCCCAAGCGTCTGGGCTTGCACCGCAAACAGCCCGTGCTGTCCATTGGCATCGGTCAGGGCTTCCCGCGGCGTCTCGACCACATGATCGATCAGCGAGAGCGCCGGCAGAAGGAAACCTTTATCCTCGTAGCCCAAATCAGACGGCTTTCGGAGTGTCGCCGCCCATGTGCAGACCCATTCCCAGAACTTCGTTTGGGCATGCCCTTTGAGCCGCCACTGTGCGGTATCTCCGCCGTCATGGACAAAGAACATGCTCAGCATCTCGACGCGGGACATGATGCCCAGAAACTCCGCGTGGTTGCCAAGCTCCATGTAATCGTTCGGGGCCGGCGTGGCCGAGCAGGCCAGCCGATAGGGCGTCCGTGCAAACGCGTCGATGATCGCCGTCCGCGTCTTGCCGTCCAGCGCCTTCAGGATGCTGGATTCGTCGCAGACCACGCCCACGAAGTCGGCCGGATTGAAGTGCTCGAGCTTCTGGTAGTTCGTGACCACAATCCGCGCATCGGTATCCGCTGGAAAGGCCGCGAAGGCTACGCCGTCGATGCCGAACTTCTGGGCCTCCCGAACCGTCTGATGGCTCACGGCCAGCGGCGCCAGA